GTGTGTATATAGGTGTTGATATAGGTATTGCTATTGTCCTCATTGACGTGTCCATGTGTGGGAAAAATCCGAGTAAATGGGTGGTTGGATCCACCAAAGTAAAAACCCACTAAGTAGCACTATTGTTAATCTGGGAAATCGTCAAAGAAGAACTGGTGACACTCCCGAAGCCGGTCCACCCCAAGGTGACGACGGCCTGTGCGCTAGATACAGGAATGTCAATGATGAGATTTGCCACGAATGTCGTACTGGATCCAGCGTTTGTGTACATATGCTGTATCGAACGCCAGTTGTTTTGGTAGGCCTGGGTGGCCACTCCATTTAGGACAGTGCCGAAGGCATCTGCCCCTGCAGGGGAGGAGAAAGCCAAAGCCGCGGATTGAACGACGATGAACGAAAGCATGTATTTGCCGACTGTTCCAATGGGGAACAACAAACTGCGTGGATCGACAGAGATGGCTGATGTTGAGGTGAGGGAAGAATTGACCACTTGTGTGTACAGGGAAAAAGTTGTCGGGTTTAACAAACCCTGCACGGAATTGGGATTCCACTGCCCTGCTGGGGCAGGCCCAGTGCCAGTAGTAAAACCCATAAGATCGTTTACGATGGTAGCATTGCCACACCATTGTGTGGCCCCAGGGGTGAGCGTGAACTTTGCGTATGATTGGTACAAATCGAGAATAGCGGAGGCTTGGGGCTTGTAGAACTCTACGTCGTAGGACACCCACAGCTCGCCAATGAGTTGCTCGGACACGGGAATGCCAGTGCATGCCAGTGTAACTTTGGCCAAGTCGTAAAACTTGACGTTGTCCGTGGTGGTGGCGAGACCGTTGCCACGAACATAGAGAACGTTCATAGGACATTCTTCTGGAGCACACTCGATGGGGAGCATGAAGGTATCGGATGGTTTTCCATCTACAGCCCACATTTCGTTCATCATCTGAACTTTGTTTACGAATGCAGGTGCGTCCGCTCGGTACTGTGCAGCAAGTGCGACAGTTCCCATGCCGATGTTTGACGTCGACATTGCCACAGCTGATGTGGACTTGAACTCGAAGACCAAACCTTTGAAGCTGTACTCTTGGAATTGCTGAGCCAATGCTGAAAGATATGGGAATGTTGTGGATAGGCCTGGATTCAGGGAAAAAGTGGTGGTGGTGAATACGCCGACGTTGGCGGGGGAGTAAACTTCCATGACAAACTCGCGATGCCGGAATCGAATGGATTCCTTCGCTGAATGCATGACGGGAACCTGGCTTGCTGTCATGTCCTCGACGATCGAATTCTGGGAGAGTTGATAATCTCCGTGCCCAAGAATCTTCATCCCAGCTTGCATCGCTCCAAGGTAATCGCCTGAATTTGCTTGATGCATAGCTGAAAGAGATCGACCGCCGATGTCCATAACCTTCTTGATAGTGTTTCCTCGTTTGCGTGCAGCGTACTTTCCTGTGGCTGCTCTGCGAAAGTTGTAAGCACCTGCGCCAACGATTGCACTCGTCTGGAACTGACGTGATAGCTTTGATATCTCTGCGACGAGTTCCTTGCGTTTGGCGGCGCGTGCATTGCGTTTCTGGTTTGATGCTGGCTTCTTTGGCTGAGCAGACTTTGGAGTTTGTTGCCGGGGTGGTTTGTTTTTGTTTCCTCCATTGCGTCCCATCGGTCAGTTGTGTTTTGTAGTTGTGTTTGTGTTTGTGTTTGTGTTTGTAAGTGTGGGTATGTTTATGAAAGAACCGGATTGTTGTTACATGTCTTCGATTATGCGCTTCATCATCCAGGCATGGGAATGAGGAACGCGTATGGCCCCGTACGGCCAATTCGCTGATGGCTGCATATAGCGAATGGACTCCTCGAATCCACATTGCATATCGGGAGAAAATCCGTAGACTTGTTCCACGACAACGCGCAGCTCTGGATCGATTGCCTTCGAGAAGTGGGCTGTATGAAAATTGAAGACTTGCGACAAGTAAGTTTCAACTTGCTTCATGTCCTGATATCCTTTTGCTTTAAGGACGTATTTTGTCCCTTTGCTGACTTGCTTGTCCATAGCTTTATAAATGTCAGATAACACGTAAACGTGCAAGCGGGATAGCACGGCTTGTGCAACACATCGCATAAAAGCCTGAGCGATGGGAACTCCTTCGGCATCATGCAAATAGCACGCCAATTTCCCCATGAACCGTGCCCAGTCGTGTAGCGTAGTTGTTTCGTTGTTTACTTGATACAACACCCGGTTGATTAATTTTCCTAGGAGCCGGAATGAAGCAACTCCGTCGGAAGTGACTGTGAAAATCTTGGATAGCCATTCCATTGTGAAAGTGTTTGAAAACCCCAGAGTGAGCTTGAATCCTGCTTGGGCATAATAATATACCCAATCGCAAGTGGGACCCAAAAAGATCGTGTCATCCCCAGATGCAAGTACATCATTGCGAATAAGGGGAAGATAACCGCGGGGTCCATGGTAATATTCAAAGCCACAATGACGCCAACTGCTGTACCAGCCGATAAGCATCATGACTATGGAATTCCAAATGTAGGTAACGATATGGCCGCTATTAAACAGTCCGAATATGAATATTTTCACTTTCCAGCCATCACTCAGCCGCATAGTACTCTTGCCGCTAACGTGCCTTGTAAAATCAATCTCACGCGGATCCATAAGCTTTTGGATCTCGATCATTAGGCGAAGAAGGAAAATACACCAATGCCCGTCGTGGGAAGAGGAATCGGCGGAGGTGATCATTTGATGCAATCTCGATAACAACAAAGCCATCAACACATGGTTGACCTGCCCGTAGGCGTAGCCAGCTGTCCACATTGGGAAATTCAGTGTGGCTCTTACCCTAAGGTCAAAAGCACACCAGAACAAAGCCAGTTCCAACTTGGCAGCATCGCACACATTGAAGATTCCACGGGGGTATTTCTGCAATGATTTGTACAATTCATATTTCTTTGAGAAAATATCGACGTCGATTCCCAACTTAGATTGGTCATCAAACTCAAAGTACGATGCCTCCATTTTGTTGTAAGTGTCCTTATTCCGCATGTAGTCTTGTAACTCGTTGATGTTCAAAGTTTCGACATTGGTGATAGGTGGGACGTAGTGGATGTCACTGCCACGTTCAACATAGAACCCGGTGGCATTTGGGCCGAACATAATAAAAGCCAGCTTAGCTATGCCGATAAGCGTCTCGTAGTCAGCCGGATGCTCATCCCAATTTTGGGTAGTGCGCCCCAGGCTAGACAGTCGGGCACAATCACAATGTTCATAGGTGAAGGCCGGTTGTATCAGCTCTTCCCCGATGACGAGTGGTGCTGCCATGTTGTCGACGAAATGTGGACTGCAACGACACGGATTGTGGTCCATATAATGCACGTAATCAACCAACTTGCGAGGGGAATTGTATCTGTAGAATTTGATGTCATAGGCTTTAGAGCGCAGAACATCTAACTCCTTAGCAAGGGTCACAAATTCGTCCCATGGTTTACTGATGCAGTGGGCAAGTAGCAATTTGACTTCCAAAGGTAGTTCGTGGTCAAGGTGCGTAAAAGGCAGGTGTCTGGGGCACACGGCAGGCGTGCGATATGCAACTGACGGCACATCAAACGGTTGCATTGGGACAAGCAAAACGGCGCACGCTAGGGATAGTCGAAACCATTCTTCTCGGCACCATACTGCCAAACTGTCCATTTTCTCCAGAACTTGATCATGCCATCCGGGATCATGGGGCTTGGACACAACCGCGCACGGTTGTGCCCCGCACCTTCAAATAGGCACAGGGAAAGATGCAATGACATCCGCGGACCGCGTGTAGACGTTCCATAATGTCGGTGCCAGAAAGATGCCTTCTTCCCACAAAATGCCCCAAAACGGATGACTGCGATGTAACCTTTCGTGCTCAGATGGCCGAGCAGCATGCACCCTTTTGAGGGATTTGAATATTCTGTATCCAGTGTAGGCAGCCACCGCAGTGTTGACTGCAGCAGAAGCTACCAAGGTGGATGAGCATGGCAATCTGCCCATCCCTACAGAATACAAGTAACAAAGACTATTGCTGAGAGTGCGCATGGATACACTGGCATCCTGCCCAACAAGGCACCCTGCAACGAATCGCACAGACCCATATGTGTAAT